TGAGGCTCATACCCGTTGCTAAATGGGGTTTTAGAGAGGGGGAGGGCAACGGGTTTCTCCTGACTCCCCCTCTCACTTATTCCCTTAATATAGGTGGATAATAACCTAAGCAACATGACCGATGAGAAAGAAAGGTATCTTGACAGTTTAGAAGCGAGAATAGAAATATTAGAGGAAATGATAGTGAACCTAAGACAAGCACTTCACCCATCAAAGCGATACAAAGACCATTTTCAAAAGACCCTAACTGATATTTATGCTGAATCCAACTCAACACATGATTAAGTCTGTATTGACACCCTTAGAAGCGTGGTTAAACGCCCCTTCTAAGCCTTTGATTGTGTATGGGTATAGTGGAGTAGGCAAGACTGAAATTATCAGATTCTTGGCCGCTAAATACAACATAGAAGTTGAAACTACAATGAACCCAATCGCTTGTATTAACAATGCAAGACACCCTTCATTTGATGGTAATTACAGGCTCGCTTTGATTGAGGGTGCTGACTATCTAACTACATCACAATACAGAGCGATTTATACAACTGATAATCCACCACCTTACATTTTAGAATGCCAGTTTCTTGAATCCATACCATACAAACTTAGACAAAAATGTATGGTTGTTGAGATACCCAAACCTGCCAAGCGATTCTTGATTGCAGGTCTAACGGAATTGAACCGCCATCTTGGACTCAACAGAGCCGATTCGCTAATTGAAAAAATTAGCGATAAGGCGGAGTCGTGGAGGTTGGCAACCTTTTGTTTGAAGTATGGTATTGAACCCAATAGGCTTAGGCCAACCGTGCCTGACACAAAGCAACCGGAAACAATTTTGACTAACGGATATTCACATTCAACCTGCCACCCACTTTCAATTTTACAAATGGCGGTTCACAATAAAGCGAATCCCAGTAAATGCTTAGAGGCACTTAGATTGTATTCTATGGCTTGGGAGATTGATGATTTGTCTAAGGTATCAAGGACTCTATTAGAGCAACTAAGAACTGAAACAACCTTCAAGCCACCCTTCACCAGACGCAAACTCAAGGGGTCAAATAAGCGTCTATGATTTTCAATAGGCCGAACTGCTTATATAGGTGGTATGCTTAGGGTTAATCATGGCAGAGAACCAAGAACCCCAAAACCCAATGTTCGCAACTGACAAGACTGCGGATATGAATTTATTTAATGATGCAAGCCGACGCAGAGTAGCAATACACCTAAGCCGTATTGGTAAAGTATTGTCCGGTGAATTAGACGGCAAAGGCAGGTCAATTCAAAAGTTGGATATTAACAACGGCAACCCATGTGCTACCGATGGTAATACTGTATGGTTGTCCTATCCTATTCTTCCTGATGTCAAGTCAGCCGCAGAGAACCTTGTTATCAGCGAGGCTATCTTAGCCCACGAAGCGGCAGGGCATCTAAGATACACCAACTTTAACGCATGGAAGAGAATTGCTGACAACATTAAGAGAGGCGACGATGATAGACTCCTACATGACTTTGTGAACATTGTTGAAGATGCAAGAGTCAATTGGCTATTGGGTCAAGACTTCGCAGGTTCTAAGAAGCGTTTGGACTACACCCAAAACCGCCTCATGGCTCAACACAAAGCAACTCTTGAAGGCAGAGTCATTGAGGACAATGAAGCACCTAAACTTGGTGTTATTGCTATTGCTACCGAAGTCATTTTGGCTACCCCTCACTTTGTCAATCACCCAAAGGTCATTGACATGATGAATGAGGCACGCCCACTATTTGCTGATGCAATTGCTTCCCAAGACACTTCAACAGTCATTAAGAAAGCAAGAGTTATTTTAGACATATACCGCAAGCACTTCCCTGCTGATGAAACAGACGGTAGCGAGTATGGGGCTTCAACTTCACCGGAAGGCGAGGCTTTGTTTGCTGACGATATGAGCATGGATAAGATTAGCGAGGCCGCTAACAACCAAAGAAAGTCAAAGAAAGAGGCAGAGAAAGTTAGAACCAAGAGATTCAAGAAAATGGAGAGGCCAACAGAGGGCAGGGATATGTCCGATGCACCTGACAACAACTCCGATGATGAAGCGGCAAATGCCGTAAATGATGCTCTAAACGGTGCTGACGGGCAAGGAAGCGAGATGGAGGGTGATGAGTCCTCCGACTGCAACGGAAGCGAAGGAAGCGACGGAGAGGGCGAAGGCGAGTCCGGTTCTCAAACTGGCGACTCTTCAAGTGCTGACGGTCAAGGTGATGAAGTCTTTGGCGAGTCCGGTGATGCAAGCATAGGTCAAGGCGAGGACTCAACTGCTTCTAATGTTGCAGGTGAAGTAATTACTGCCCCTGCTGAAACAGGCGAAGGCGGCTCTTATGGCGTTGGTAATGCTTTGGCTGAAACAGGCGAAGGCACGGCTGATGTTGAGATGATGAGCGAGATGCAAGACATTCTTGATGAGTTAGGCGACATGATTGACTATGAAGTTGAATACATTGAAGAGAACGGTGATATGTTTCAAGACGACTCCGGCATTGATGGTGGAGGTCGCTTTCATGGTCATGATGTAGTAGTTGGTAGCAAGCATGATGAGTCCACCGACCTAAGCATGAGAACTGACGGCTTTGCAGTTGTTGAGAGAACCAACAGAGCCGGTATTAAGAGAATTGGTAAAGTCATGAAGAACTTGGTCAAGGGTGCTGATACCAAATTCAACACCCACAAAAAGAGAGGTCGCCTTGACACCCGAAGGCTATGGGCGCATTCAACCTCCGACAAGGTATTCAAGACTGACAGAATTGCACCAGAATTCAAGGCTAATGTAGTTGTCTTGATTGATGCAAGCGGCTCTATGGGTTGCTCTGTGCCAACAGATGACAGGTCATACAAGAGCCGTGCTGACTGTGCGGCAGAGGCGGCAATTACCATTTCTTCAACTCTTGAGGACATTGGCGCAACCTATGAGGTTGTTGATTTCTTTTCACAATATGGCAGAGGTTCTAAGACTGCCGCACCTAACGGTGAAACTCGCATTACTGTAAGAAAGCGATATGATGAAACACTAAACTCCAAGACCAAACAGGCTATTGCTAAGAGTCATGTTGGCCGTGAAAACGCTGACGGCTTTGCTCTAAGATGGGCTATTGACAGAACTGCTACCTTTGGTAATGAAGGTGCTAAGAGAATTGTCTTTGTTATTAGCGACGGCCAACCTGCCGGTCCATCACCTTCCGGCCACACTTCCCGCTCTCACTTAGTTAGTGTATTGAAAGAAGCGGAAGATGAAGATGTAATCATTTTCTCTGTTGGTATTGCCGGTATGGACACCAGTAAATACTATGGCAATCACGGCCATGCAAGCGTGTCTAATACCGCTAACTTAGCCCAAGATATTCTCTTGCCACTAAAGGCATGTTTGAAGAAAGCACTAAGAGCGTGATACAAAATGAAATACGATACGATAGCAATAAGAATGCAAACTGACGATGGACTACCAATAGACATTCCTAACATACAGGAATTGGCTCTGTTGATAGCAACGGAGGTTCACAACCTGATGAATGAGAACGGCATACAGGCGGGCTTAGAAGTCCTCTATGGAGGCGTGAACATTGATACTTGGAATAAAGCCATGAAGGAGGTTGAAGAATGAGCAGTAGTCATTTAAGTTTCAAAAGCGAAAGCCAAGTTTTGATTGATGGTATTACCCTTCAACACCCACATGCAATTCAATATTTTAAAAAGAGGGATAGACCAGACATTGACAAAGACCATTACGATTCTATCTTGGCTGAAAGAGCATGGTTGCCTAATCCAGTTGTTAGAATAACTGCCCGTGCGCCATTAACTTACAACACTAAAGGAATTACTTTCAATGAGGAAGATAGCGAGATTTTTTCTTCCGCCCAGTCTTGTGTTGTTGGTTTTTTGTATGAAGAAATTGAAGGTGGATTGAATCAAGAATGGGCTATTGTGTTGAATAGGCCGGTGGACTCAACAGAGGATATTTACTTGTCATTTCTTAGATTATACGATGAAGAAGCGACTAAAACAAATTTTATTCAAAAGAGATTCGGTAAAGAATCAACAATAATGCACACCTTATATCCAAATCCGGTTGATGATGACTCAACTCAAGAATTGTATATGAAAGACTGTGAAGCGAGATTTGTTGAATGGAGGTCATACCACAAATCACTTCAAGGGTCAGATTTTCTTGCCCGACTATTGTATGCAATAGGTCATTATTACCAAGACACCGAGCGAGGCTACCATACTTTAGGATATGATTTTAAGACATTATTAGAATCATTTGATTGTGTAATTTCCGATTATGCTCGCAATATCTTAGGCCGGACTCAAATAATAACATGGGCTTTTACGCCTAATTATTTTAGCAGTCATGAAATGAGAGTTTCTAAAAGTGGTGGGTATGATTCATCGGGATTAATGAACGGCAAGTGGAAGAATATGACAGACCCAAGAAGGCCAAAAATGAAACTCCGCCCCGTCGGAGGCGATACGCAGGTGGGCGGGGAGTCTATAAATGTTTCTTCATCTATAACTCCAATTCATTTAGATAAAAGACTCCCTATTAGAATGAGGCATAACAAGGCAACGGGTGATTATTGGATAAACCAAGTAAGATGCACCAACTGCGGGCAAAGGGTTATAGTGTCGCTTAATGAGCGTGATGTGCCTCCGCCCACGCTGAACTTGAAGTGTCCTGAATGTCGGAAAACAGGGCTTTTGATTGAGTAGGTCGGGTAAAAGGTTATATACCACCAGTATATAGGACTACACAGGAGAAAGCGACATGAAGATACCTAAGAGCATTCGGCAAGCAATCAAAGATAAACTGGCGACTGAACAAAGACCATTGGGTGCAGGTGTTATTGCTGATGCAGTAAATAACGCCCAAAAATACCAAAGGACACCCAGACAAATGAGTTTCATTCTCAAGAAACTGGCGAAGGAAGGCGAGATAAAGTCCGTTGAGATTTCTAAGAACGGCATTAACCGTCATGGCAACGCAAGAGTTAGATGTGAATACATAGCGGTGGGTGTTGATGACACGGTGGCTAACTAACAGAGGCATACCCGAAAGGGTGCTTGTTCCTAATAACGAGTTTGGCGAAGGCTACGAAACTAAAGTTAGTGGAGTAGGCACGGTCAAAGAATGTCCGACTTGTAAAAGAGCCGGACCGATTGATGCTCTTTGGTTAGGCGACGGCAACAAATGGCCTAACATAGCGATAATATGCGGCAAACCCTGCGGCATTTTTTGGGGCTTGGCGAACCTGCCACCTGACGATTTGGTTGAAATTGTGAAAGAATAGACACAACTGTTATATAGGGGCAACCCCCCATCTTGTATCATGGCGATAAGACACCGACAAGACGGAATAACTACCCACATTAACTGCGACTGTTCATCAAACAGTAATGTGTATGTGGCGGAAGAGGATTTGATTTACTGTAAAACCTGCGACACTTACAGGTGGACTGTTTTTAGAATGCGACATTGGAGAGTCAATAGAACAGTATGAACAACCACAACGGTTCTAAACCCTAACTCCCCAAGCGGGGATTATGGGTGAACCGACCACCACCCGCCTGACACCGGAACAGGCGAAAGCAATTGCTCTCTATCCCGACAGGTGGGCGCAATACTTCCGCACGATTGACGGCAAACCGTTTATGCTTGATGAGCGGCCATATCTTATTGAAATTTATAGGCACTTTGGGGCAACTCAAAAGTCCGATACAACCAAGATGATAATGCTAAAATGTAGTAGGAAGGTTGAGAAAACTGAAACGATATGCAACTTATTGCTCTATGCGTTGCTAAATATTCCTTACTTCAATGCGGTATATACTGCCCCAAGACAACCTCAAGTATCAAGATTCATTGAAGAAAGATTCAACGGTGCTATGATGAGCAGTATAAATCAGGGGTGCTTGATTAAGAACAGAGTCAAGTCAAGTGTCAGCCATCAAACATTTGATGTCGGGGCATTATCTTTGAATCACTTATACGCTTACTCCAACTGGGGTGATGCTCATGCTCTGTTGGGTATTGAGGCTGATTTGTGTTGTGTTGATGAATACCAAGATTCGGACTCCGATGTGTTGCCGATGTTGATTGAGATGCTTGCTCAATCGGAATACAAGTGGGTAGTTGTGTCTGGAACTGCCCGTGAACAAGGGTCGGAATTTTGGAAAATGTGGGAAAAATCAAGCAAAGGAGAATGGGATAGTGAAAGTCAAAGATGGGTTCATCAAGATAGCACGGCTAACATTATCGGTTATCATATATCACAAACTATGCACCCCGATATTAGCCAAGCCGACATAGCCCAAAAGAAAGAAACTTACACACCAAGACGATTTGCCAATGAGGTATTAGGTGAATTTTGGGCTGGAACTTCTAAGCCTCTAACATTTGATGAAGTGCTACCTTGCCTTGATAGAAACAGAGGAATTGTTAGGGGAGTTTTGCCACCCCAAGAAACTTTCATGGGTATTGACTGGGGGGCTACGACAACCGTAGTTATTATGACCGATAAGGGAGATATTCTAAATGCGATTGAACTTGATGCCAGAGAAACTGGCGAAGGTGATGAAGTTGAACAATTGAAGAAACTTATCACAGATTATAACTGCGTGCAGGTTGTTGCTGATATTGGATATGGTGCAAGACAAGTCAAAGAATTACAAGAGGAATTTGGAGAAAGAGTTAGGTCTTGTTATTACTCATCAAGACCAATGACACCGTATGAATACAAGCGCAGGGATAATAACCGGAATCTAATCTATATGTGCGTTGTTGATAGGACAACTTATGTTGAAGAAACATTGGAACAAATCAAGCGTGCTGAAATATCACTACCCTATGAAGATGAATCACTTGACTGGGTTATTCATCAATGGACTTCAATAACTTCATCGGCTGAAAACGATGAGAAAAATACCAAGCCAGTTAGAGGTCAAACCCTAACCAAGTATGGGCGAGATAGTGATGACCACGCTTTTCATGCTCTCATCTATGCAAGACTGGCAAGACAAGTGTATGACGGGGGCGGCTCATTGGAGATGAGAACTTTTGGTGCTTGAATTTGCTTTCATAATTCCACTATCATTTTTAATCGCTTTATGGATATGGGTTTTGACCCCTGCTATACTGACTATACCCCGCTTAACCCTATACCTTTTTAACCGTGTATTCTTGTCAATTTATCATGCCGCCAAGCGACGCTCTGTTGGAAATGATGAAACAGGTTCACGCAGATGTGGTTCAAATCAGAGACAACCATTTGGCGCATATCGCAGAGGACATCAGCGAGATAAAAATAGAACAAGCGGAGATGAAAAAAGACATAGCATTAGTTATGGATTTCAAAGACGAAGTGGAGAGCGAATTAAAAAGCGTCGTAAAAAAAGTTATCGGGGTTGGTATTGGAGTAGTAGCAACAATACTCGGATTACCCGTAGTTATGTAGTTGGAGATGATATTATGAGCAATAAGAAAGCAAGCCAAAATGATAAGTTAGTATGGGTAGTCGGTGTTCCTTCAATCGTTGCATTTGTAGCATTTTCATGTTTAATTATATGGAGAGGATTACAAGACCCCGAACTATTAGATAGACTTGAAGAGTATGGTATCTTATTGGGTTTCATAAGTGGTCCGGCTCTTATGTTCATGAATAGCATACTTGAACTTTGGAAAACAGAACAAAAGAATGAAGTTGATGCTATCCCTGCTGAAACAGAGGCAAGACTGGCAAGAGCAAAGGCTCAACATGAGCATGAAATGGCTTTGGCAAAGGCTCAACATGACCATGAAATGAAGGTTGAGTTAGAGAAATTAAAACTTGAAGCGGCAAAATAAGCCGATAAGGTTTAGAACCAAAGGTATGTAGTAAGGTTCATGGCGGAGAGGCGTAGGCGTTTTCTTGATTTGTTTAGAAGAAACCGAATAGACCCAACCCCAATTCAAGAGCCGGAGTTAGACACAAAAGCGTTAGCCTCTTTGACGAAAATAGGTATGCAAACTGCGGGCAAAGGCTACCATAAGAAAACTGCTACACCTGACATTGACTACACTTTGATTAAGCAAATCAGCCTACAAAATGAAGTCATCAATGCAATTCTAAGGAGAACCGTTGATGACACATTAGGTAATGGTTATCAGTTTCATTTGGCGGAAGGGGTTGAGCAAGGGAATGAAAGAGAACTAAATACCCTAAGAGAATTTTTCAAAACACCTAACCCTGACGACAATGGCGACGAATGGCTTGAATCGTTAATCTTTGACTTGGCATTATTCGGTGATGCTTACTTAGAATTAGACGGCTCTCAAGATACATCAAGCGACAATGGCGAGGACTGGAACTATGGCGGCAACCTTGTATCAATTTGGAATATACCTGCTGAAACTATGAGGCTTGTTCCGGCTAACAGGACACCTGCACCACCTAATATGGCGTATGTTCAAACTATCAATGGTAAAAAGCGCAGGTTCACATCTTCTAAGGTTCTTCACATATCAAAATACAAAGCAGGGAGAGGTTATGGTTCTTCACCGATTGTTCCTTTGATGAATACTATTGCAGGTCATCTAAACCTATCTAATTACATAAACGAATCATTTACTGGCACACTACCAAAGACTATTCTCAATGTTGGTGATGTTTCTAACGCTGAAATGAAGTCAATGCTAACTATGCTTGAGCAACAGTTGAGCGGTGGCAAATCGCCATTCGGTCTGGTGGCAGTCAATGGTGGCACAGGATTTCAAACAGTTAGATTACTTGACTCTATGAAAGATGGTCAGCATTTGGATTTACTTTACTATTACAGGGAAGAGATATGTGCAGTATTCGGCATACCTCCAATGAAACTCGGTTGGGTGCAAACTGGTAAAATGTCAAATCCCGAAACTCAACTGGACTCTTGGTATGATGTTGTTGAAGCATATCAATACAGAATAGAGTCTATGGTAAATCATAAGATACTACCATTACTTCAAATTAGAGATTACAAATTCAAGTTTAATTCAATCCGCCCATCTAAACAAAAGGTCATGGCCGAAGTTGTTAGAGCGCAGGGTCAGGCAATAGCCGCCCTAAGACAAGAGGGAGTTATCAGTATCAATGAGTCAAGACATATTCTTGGACTTGAAGCATTAGACACAGACAATGCCGATGACCCATTTTTCTTATCGCCAAAACTAACCATAAATCAGCGTCAAGAAAGTTTTACAACTTTTTCAGAAAACTTTTCCGAAGCCCAAGTCGGACATTATGACTATTGGGTTATGAAAGCCGATAAGGTTGAGAACGGACAGTTTGTATCTTGGAGAACTCAAAAGGGAAGATATGTCGGTCAGGTTTCATCGGTGATAACCTCCGGTGAAGTAGCGGTTGTATCTTCAAGCGGAGGGCAAGAAACAGTTGAGGCAAGTGAAGATAATGCAGTTGCCCGTGTTGTTGTTTATGTTGATAATGAAGATGGAACATATACCCGTAGCGATAGAAGCGTTCCGGTTAGAGTATCTATGTTAAGAGTAATTCAAGAACCGGAAACAAAGCAGGTATCAGCAAAAGTTAGGAAAACACTATCCGAGAAAGCCAAGAAACACAATGAGTCGGTTAGTGCGCCAACTAAGAAAACAACAACAAGAACATTAGTTGCCGTTTTTCGCAGGGGTATAGGGGCGTATCAATCTAATCCGCAGTCAGTTAGACCCTCTGTAAGTAGTGCGGAACAATGGGCGTATGCAAGAGTTAATTCATTCTTGTATGCTTTGAAGAGAGGCAAGTGGAGAGGGGGCAAGCATGACCAAGACTTATTCCCAAGAGGACACCCTCTATCATCTAAGAAGTCGCTTGATGAAGTTGAGAAAGGACCAAAATGCCGACAAGCCGATGAAACCTATGACCAATGCGTAAGTAGGAAGGTTGGAGAACTAAGAGATGAGGGCTACGAAGGTCGCCAAGCAGTAGCAATTGCTATGGATATGTGCGGTGAGATGTGTAGCGAACAAAACTCCAAGCGTGCCTTGACAGTCAAGGACAGGACACCACCACAGGGAGTTAGGAATGCTTGTAAAACAGGAATAAAACTCTTTGAAGATGGATTCGGAGGGTCAGGATTAGAGGCAACCACCGTAAGAGAGGCAAGAGCGATTGCACGGGGGCAACCAATAACTGTTTTCAAAGCAAGGAAGATGATTAGATGGTGGGGAAGAAATGCCCGATTCTTAGATGAGCCAAAAGATAGTGCGGCATGGACTGCGGCTATGCTTTGGGGAGGCAGAGCAGGTAAGTCTTGGGCTTCTAAATTAAAGAGAGCATTAGATGCGGAGGAATAACCTTGATGCAAAACTTCAACATAAATCTTGAAGTCAATCATGCCATATTCAATAGAATAGGTTTGAAGTTTCACATGCTCGCTGCAACCATGAGCGGTGAGTTTAGCAGAGATGCTTCAAAGAGAATCGCTGAATTTATTTTGAGAAAAGCGAAAAAGTTAGTGCCGGTCAGGACTGGCCGACTTAAGAAAAGCGGCAGAGTAGTTATGACACCCGATAGGAAGTCATACACAGTTAGATTTGGAACTTCAAAAATCCGTTATGCGGCAGTAGTTGAATATGGGCGAACTGCTTTTGCACCAATGCGACCACAACCATACTTACGCCCTGCGGCTCAAATGGCAAGACGAAAAATGAAGTCTGTTCCTCAAGAAGTGTTCAACAAGAAGTTTAGAAAAATGTTCCCACGAATCATGGTATAGACAAAACTGTTATATAGGTGTGCCGTATAGGACTATACATGCAAGAAGCACCCCCGAACCCAGACATGACAGGAACAGATAACCCAGTTGCTAACCTAACTTACAAAAGAACATACAGGAAGAAAGATAGCACGCCTCTATCAAGTGAATCATTTGTTCACGAAGGCGAGCATTACCAAAGCATGACATACCTTGCTTCTTTCAAAGAACTAACCAAAGATGAAAGAGAATACATTAATGATTTAGTTGAAGCAAACTCCTATTCTCATGTATTTGTTGCAGAGAAAGTTGGTTGGGGTTATCACCACCATTTGTATGTGCGACTTGACAACAACAACTTTCAGCAAATGGTATTAGGTTGGTTGCTTTGCTAAAGTATATACAATATGCTTATATAGTAGTGATGTATAGGACTAAACAGAGGCGAGAAAGATGACACCGGAAGAAAAGGCAAAATTAGAATTTATTGGAGATGTATTAGCGGCACACAAAGAAACAAACGATTG